CCCTAAGTTATTAAAAGAAAGAAAAGAAAGTGATATCATACCTAATGCTTCAATTTTACGTATGCAACAAATCGCTGGTATCAAACCTTTGTACAATTAATTACTAAAACAAAAAACAAAAACAAAAATGGAAATTAAATCATTATTAGAAAGTGCCAATCCATGGCAATCAATGCAAAGCGATGCACAACGTTTTGTTAAAAAATGGAATCAATCCGGGTTACTAGAAGGTATGCCTAGCACGATTGAAAAAACTAACATGGCTATGTTGCTTGAGAACCAAGCTAAACAATTAGTGTTAGAAACAAATTCTACCAACTTTGGTGGAGCATCATTTAATTCAGGAACTGGTGAACAATGGGCAGGTGTAGCTTTGCCTTTAGTACGTAAAATCTTCGGACAAATTTCGGCTAAAGACTTCGTTTCAACTCAACCTATGAACATGCCTGCTGGATTAGTGTTCTTCTTAGACTTCCAATATGGTGCAGGTAAATTACCTTTCGCTGCTGGAGAAAGTTTGTATGGAACTACTAGCACAGGAGCAGATCCAACAGGTGGATTATATGGAGCTGGAAAATTCGGTTATTCAATTAATCAATTCTCAGCATCTGTAACATCTGCAATTACAGGATCAGCAACATGGGCTCAATTGAACTATGACTCAACATTTTCAGCATCTGCTGCAGCTGGTGTAGTAAAAGTTCTTACTTTTGACACATCATCAGCATGGGATGTTGATACTAAAGCAGTACGTTCATTCGCTATTACTTCAGGTTCAATTATCACAAACGCAAACGTGTTACAACAATTTACAAGCTACAACAACGGAAAAATTACTTTCTTCGTTAGTTCATCAGTTGCATTGGCAGCGGTAGGTGCTGGTACTTATTTGTTAACATTTAGCAAACAAACTCGTGATAACGCTCGTGGTGATTACGAAGATACAGCAGCTGGAACAATGTCAACTCCAAACTCTGCAAGCGCAAGCAGCATTGTTATTCCTGATTTGAACGTTTCAATGCGTTCTGAACCGATTGTTGCCAAAACACGTAAGTTAAAAGCACAATGGACACCTGAGTTCTCTCAAGACTTAAACGCATACCAAAACTTGGATGCCGAAGCCGAAGTAACTTCACTTATGAGTGAATATATTTCTCTTGAGATTGACTTAGAATTATTAGACATGTTGATCACAGAAGCACCTACAGTTGAATACTGGAGTGCAGTAAATAACACTGTAGTAGACGCTAATACTGCTCCAACAGCTTTAACAAGTGGTTATTACAATAGCCAAGGTGGATGGTTCCAAACATTAGGTACTAAAGTACAAAAGATCTCTAACAAAATTCACCAAAAAACAATGAGAGGTGGTGCTAACTTCATGGTAGTATCTCCATCAGTTTCAACAATTATCGAATCTATCCCTGGTTTTGCTAGTGATAACTCAGGTGATTCAGCTGAAATGAAATTTGCTTTCGGTGTACAAAAAGTAGGAACATTTAACTCACGTTACAAAGTTTATAAGAATCCTTATATGACCGAAAACGTAATTTTGATGGGTCTTCGTGGTTCACAATTCCTTGAAACAGGAGCTGTATTCGCACCATATGTACCGCTTATCATGACACCATTAGTGTACGATCCGAGCACTTTCACACCAAGAAAAGGTTTGTATACTCGTTACGCTAAGAAAATGGTTAGACCTGAGTTTTACGGTAAAATTTACGTATCTGGTCTTAACACCATCTAATCTTAAAAATTAGTAAAAAATAAAAATTAGGGGAGGCTTTGCTTCCCCTTTTTTATTCATATATTTATTGATAAACATAAAGATAACAAATGGCAAATATAACAATATGGAATGATTTACCCGGTCCTATTTCCGGTTCTACACCATTTGGATTTTACGATAATGACACTCAATACCAATTGGATGGTCCAAAAATAGCAAGGTTCTGCGCAAGAAGATTAGGATATCCTTTAGTAGATATCGAATTAGACTCAGGTTCATTTTATACCTGTTTTGAGGAAGCAGTAACAACTTATGGAAACGAAATCTACAAATATAAAGTAGTAGAAAATTATATCAATTTAGAAGGAGCATCAACAGGTTCAGTTTTAAATAATATGTTAGTACAACCAAATCTAGGTTCAATGATTTCAATTGCTCAACAATACGGAACAGAAGCTGGAAGTGGTGGAAATGTAAATTACTACACAGGTTCAGTAAATCTTCTTCCAGGAGTACAGATGTATGATTTAAAAGCATGGGCACAATCACAAAACATCACTGGAAGTATAGAAATAAAAAGAATATTTCACGAAGCACCTCCAGCAATCACTAGATATTTTGACCCATACGCTGGAACAGGAACAGGTGTTCAATCATTAATGGACTCATTTGGTTTTGGAGCATATTCACCTGGTGTAAACTTCATGTTAATGCCTATTTATTTTGATATTCAAAAACTTCAAGCGATTGAGTTGAATGATCAAATACGTAAATCAGCATATACATTTGAATTAATAAATAATCAACTAAGAGTATTCCCTATCCCGATTAACGCTGAACCCCTTTGGTTTCATTTTTTAATCAAGGAAGAACGTATAAATCCTAATGGAGGTAATAATAATGGAGGATTAATTACAAATGCAAGTAATGTTCCATATAATAATCCAACTTACGCTCAAATCAATTCAGTAGGTCGTCAATGGATATATGCTTACACATTAGCTTTAGCTAAAGAATCATTAGCGTATGTTCGTGGAAAATATCAAACAGTTCCAATTCCGGGTTCTGAAACTACTTTGAATCAATCTGATTTAATTAACAGTAGCAATTCAGAAAAAGAAAGTTTATTGGAAAAATTAAGATTGATGTTGGATGAAATTTCTCGTAAATCTCAATTAGAACGTAAAAAAATGGAATCTGAGTACACTCGTGAAACTTTAACTAACGTACCGATGGTAATTTATATTGGATAAAATGGAATATGGAATATATAAATGTTTTGCTATTGTTGAAATAGAAGACGGAAATAATAAAGTAGAAATAATGAATGTTATTCGTTCACTAGAAGGAGTAATAACTGTGGATATTGAAAAAAAATATGAAAGTAAATTTTTGAATGTTCCATCAACAGCACATTATTCAAAATCTTTAATTCGTATGAAGTATTTATCAGAAGGAGATGCAGAATTTGGAGTAGATAATATAAAAATGTTAGCCTTAGAAATTGAAGGTGTAAGAGGATTTTTAACAATCAAAAAATCAATAGAAAAAATATAATGGCACTATTTGGCGGAAGTCGCGATATAAATTTATTTAGAAGTATTAATAAAGAATTACTTCATGATATAATTGAACAACAAGTTGGATATTATAAAATCCAATTAGATAAAACAAATTCAAATATATATGGAGAATCTTCAAATAAAACATACTATAGTCCTGTATTAATTCCATGTTTGATATATCGTAATCCTCAAGATACACAATCTGATCAATTTGGTTCGGATATTAAACATCCTAACCAATTTGCGTTTTTGAGAGAAGATTTAATAGAAGCCGATGTGTATCCCGAAATTGGAGATGTTATACTATGGCAAGAAAAATATTATGAAGCTGAAAGTTTAATTGAAAATCAATTAATACTAGGAAAGGCACCTGAATATGATTTATCAGGTTACATGAGTCAATTTGGCTCAAGTTGGTCAATCTTAGTTAATACTGTTTCAATACGTCCTGATAAATTAAACTTTGTAAAAACTAGAATATGAGACCTAGACAACCCGATAAATTAACACCTAACATGTTGGCTGTCAAACGATTAGAATTGGAAGATGCAACTCATGTATACTATAAAGGCACATTGCATATAATCGATGATTTTAAAATTAATACATCTAGAAGGAGAGGTTTTGTAAATGGCATTCGTGTTGATAATGCTGAAATGAAAGTAGCTCATATACATATTAGTAATACACGAAAAGGAAGCTACCATGGATTCTCATTTAATTTAGGAGATTCTAAACTATCTCCAGAGTTAAAACATTTTGAAAAATATACTCCTGATTTAGATGTAGTAAACAAACCGACATTTCGTGAAATTAAAGCGCGTACGAAAAACCAACCTAAACATAAAGTGGGAGACGCCTTTCAATTTGGTTCTGTTTATGTTGTTAAAGAAATTTTAACATATGAAGAAGCTACTCAACATCCTGAATGGGATGACTTAGAAGACTATGATAATAGTAAAGTAATGGGTCCTGGTACTTATTGGTATGTTTTGAAAAGAAATGAACGTGGTTTAACTCCCGTGATAATAATAATTGCTGAAGTAGCGTTAAATAAACATAACAAAATAAACGAAATTAAAGCCCGCACTTCAACAATACCTAAATTCAAAGTTGGTGATAAATTTCACAATGGATATGCTGTCACAGAAGTTTTAACATATGAACAAGCTAAACATCGTCGAAAAGGTGCTGTACCTGAGGATAAATTTTGGTATGTTATAAGAACTAAAAGAGGAATTGGAGTTCTTGATGGTGGTGTGTTGCCTGAAAAATTTTTGTTGAAGTGGATTGAAAAGGGATTAGGTATAACAAAATTAGACGAAATTAAAGCTAAAACTTCTAGTTATCCAAAATATAGAAAAGGTGATATTATTATAACTGCTAACAAAGGAGATGGTGAAATTTTAGATGTTTTAACATATGAAGAAGCAAAACAACATCCCGAATGGGGTTATGAAAATGCTTTTGATGAAAGTGAAAATAAAAAGGGACAATGGTGGTATGTAGTTAAAAGAAAATCATCCTTCTCAGGAAATGTAGTAATAGCAATAAATAGTGAAAAGACAATTACCACTTTTAATAATAAACATAAACTCACTCCTAAACCTAAATTAGACGAAATCAAAGCTCGTACTCAAAAATCTCCTAAATTTAAAGTTGGGGATGTTTTTAAAAGTAAATATACAAACATATTTTTTATTATTAAAAGTATTCTAACATATGAAGAAGCTAAACAACATCCTAAATGGGAGTTTGAGGATACTTATGATAATAGTGAATTAAGAGGACCTGGTACTTTTTGGTACGTGAGTGGACGTGATAACTATATTTTTTTAATTAGTGAACTTGGTATAGAACAAAGTTTTGATAAATCTACTAAAAAATAACAATGGCAAAATATAATAAACCCATTCCTAAGTCTCAACCAAAATTGTTGGATGAACTTATTGAACCATATGATTTAGCAGGATTATCAAAACCACCTGTTAAAGAATTTAAGAGAGGAGAACAAACTTCTATGAAAGGAGATACTGTCAAATTAATGACAGTAGGTCTACAAGACATTGATAGCTCAATAATATATTATTTTGAAAACGTTATTCGTCCTAACATAGTTAAAAATGGTCAAAGACTACCTGTACCTGTAATTTATGGTTCACCTGAAAGATGGAAATCAGTACAAGAAGATGGTTTTTACAGAACTAAGGATGGAAAATTAATGTTACCCTTAATAATGTTTAAAAGAAATAGTATAGAAAAAAACTATACTCTTGGAAATAAACTAGACGCAAATGGTCCAAACCATTTTAAAACATACGAAAAAACATACAGTGCACAAAACTCTTATGATAAATTTTCTGTACTTAACAATCGTATTCCTGTTAAAGAAAGATATGGAATAATAATACCCGATTACGTAACTATAACATATGAATGTATAATATTTACTGATTATGTAGAAGAAATGAATCATTTAATTGAAGCAATAAATTTTGCATCTGACTCATATTGGGGAAATAAAGAAAGATTCCAATTTAGAGCTAGAGTAGATTCATATGATACACTTACTGAAGTTTCTCAAGGTGAAGAAAGAGGAATAAAAACAAATTTCAACATTGTTCTACAAGGATATATAATTCCCGAAACCATAAATAAAGAATTAGTAAATGTTAACAAATGGTATTCTAAATCAAAAATAGTTTTTGATATAGAGACAGTTTCATCATCTGAACAATTGATTATAAGTAATAATACGATCGCTCCACAACCAGGAGTAGGAATTAATCAATCATCTGCAGTGTCTGTAAATTCTGCTGCTTTAACTTACTTAAATTACAACAAGCAATTAACTGGTACCGTTACAGGAACAACAACTATTGAATTCGCTAGTTTGTGGTATGAATCACCGTCACCGCTTCCTGCAACTTCAATAGATAACTTCATGTTTTTCTGTAATGGAGTGTTAATTGAAAAAACAGCAATAACATCATTTGTTCAATCAGGTAGCACAAGTATTTTAACTGTAAATCCTAGCTTGTTAGGATATTCTTTAGGAAGTGAAGATGAAATTATAGGAATTGGAAAATTTTTAAATGGTGATTAAGGTGTATATATTTATATACAAATATTTAAGATGGAAAATCAAAAATTAACAGCCGAAGAATTATCAAAATTAGATGAATTAGAAAAAGGATATGAATATATTTCTAGTACATTGGGTCGATTAGCAATTGAAGAGTTTGTTGTAGGACAAAACTTAGAAAGAATTAAAGATGAAAAGGCAAATCACCTTCAAACGCTATCAAAATTACAATCTGAAGAAATAGAATTAGGAAAAATTCTAACTACCAAATACGGCAACGGAACTATAAATGTTGAGACAGGAGAGTTTATAAAATCTTAATTTTACGTATGTTTTTGAATATTTATTAGTATAAATAAACAAAATATACAATGTCAGAAATAATACTATCACCGGGTGTTTACGAAAATGAAAACGATCAAACATTCACAGCCCAAGGAGCTCTTAACATGGGAGCAACATTTGTAGGTCCAACAAGTAAAGGACCTGCTTTCATTCCAACAATTATCCAAAACGGATATAATGAATTTCAAGTAAAATTTGGTGGAGATACTTCATCTACTTATGTTCCTCATGCCTTAAAAGCATATTTAAACAACGCTAGTACTGCTACTGTAGTAAGAGTGTTAGGAAATGGTGGATGGTTATTTAATTCATCAAAACCTATTGCTGCAATCGTTACATCAGGTTCAAACGAAATCTTATCTGTATTTCATCCCTCAAAACATGCATCTCCAAATTCATTAGGGATGCAATCGTCAACATTGTCACCGGCATCTGGTTCAATATCAGGAAGTTTTGAATTGATGTTTTCAGGAAGTGGAATGACCGCTCAGAAATATTCGGCTTCATTAAGAACAAATAGTCAAGGTTATATTCTAAATACAATTGGAGTCAATGAAAATAACTCGTTATCAGGTTCGTTTTATAAAGCAACAGCCTTCCCTTATTTAAATTTTAAAGAATATCAAAAACACGTTTCTAAGTCAGTAGTATCATTAGCAATATCTGATGGAGATATAATATTTACATCTTCATATGCAGAAGGATATAATTACTCTTCAACACCTTGGATTACTAATGGAAACGTAACATCACCACAAAAATTATTTAAATTTAATTCTATTTCTCACGGATTTAGCACTAATACTGATGTGTATGTTACTATAACTGGATTACAAGAACCAGCAGATATCAATGGTATTGAACAATATAGTACATTTAATGTATTAGTACGTAAAGTTGGAGATACTGATTCAAACCCATCAATTTTAGAATCATATGTTAATTTAAATTTAAATCCAACATCACCAAACTTTATTGCTCGTGCATTTGGAGACAAATATTTCGAATATGATGCAACTCTAGATAAAGTAGTTTCTCGTGGAAATTACATCGCAAAATCACAATACTTAAGAGTAGAAATGAGTGATGCATTTAACTCAGAATTAACAGTATCATCTTTAGCTATCAAAACTTCACCACGTGGATTTGAAAGAATGGCTCAAACAATCAATGGATTTACAGGATTTAACCTTCCACCCGTTGTTTACAGAACAACAAAAACATTGAACAATTCATATGCTTATAAATTGAATTTAGGATTTGATTTCGGTGTAAGAGATAATATGAATTATTTGAAACCAGTTCCTGTAAATGCTTCTGGAAATCCTACATTAAGCAATCAATCCGATTTTACCGTTAACACGTTATTTGGTCACCCAAGTGCTAGTTATGTGGGGTCATTAAGTGCATCTGTAGATTTATCAGGTGTTACAGGACCTACAAGTGCACAGATAGCTTTTAATGTTGCTATGCAAGGTGGTTCAGATGGTATGAGTTATTCAACTATCAAAAACATGGGAAGTGATATAAGTGCTACAAACGTATTTGGTTTTGATTTATCAACTGGAAATAGTGCAGGTTCAAATGCATTCAATAAAGCTTTAAATATCTTATCTAATAAAACTGCTTATAATATGGATTTATTAGTTATGCCTGGAATTTTATTTGAATCACACCCATCAGTAGTACAAAACGCTATGGATATGGTAGCAAGTAGAGGAGATACATTCTATATCATGGACTCAGTTGGATTAAATTCAACTGTAATAAATGCTACAAATGCGGTAGCTGGAATTGATAGTAATTATGCCGCAACATATTATCCTTGGGTTAAAATATTAGATACAGAATTAAATTTACCAAAATTTGTTCCACCATCAGTAGTAGTACCAGGAGCGTTTGCATTTAACGATGCTAATGCTGGAACTTGGTTTGCACCTGCTGGATTGAATAGAGGTTCATTAAATACTGTAATTGAAGTTAAAAATGCTTTAAGTAAACCTGAATTAGATGTATTGTATAGTCAAAGAGTTAACCCAATTCTTAAATTCCCTGGAAGCGGATATGTAATTTGGGGTCAGAAAACATTACAATCTAAATCATCATCATTAGATAGAATTAACGTTCGTAGATTGATGATTACTTTGAAGAAATTTATTTCAAATGCTTCAAATGGATTGGTATTCGATCAAAATACTACAGTAACTAGAAACAAATTTTTAAGTATTGTTAATCCATATTTGGAATCAATCGTACAAAAACAAGGTTTGTATGCTGCTAGAGTTATAATGGATTCTACAAATAACACTTCGGATATTATCGACCGTAAACAATTGATTGGAAGCATATATTTACAACCTACTCAAACTGCTGAATATATTATACTTAACTTCAATATAGAACCTACTGGAGCTACATTTGAATAACATATGAAAAAGGAATAGGGTAAAAGTTTTTGCCCTTTTCTAATTCATATATATTTATGATAAATAATATTAATAAATAAACAATAAATAAAATAAACAATGCCTGTATTATCACCAAATGAAATTTTCTTTACTGCATATGAACCACATGTTACAAATAGATTTATCATGTATATTGATGGTATTCCTTCATATGTTATTAGAAAAGTAAGCGCTCCTGGATTTGATGCTGGGGAAATTACATTGGAACACATCAACGTATACCGTAAAATAAAAGGTAAAGTTAGATGGAATGATATTTCGTTAGAATTATATTCACCAATTACTCCATCAGCTGCTCAAGCCGCTATGGAATGGTTCCGTTTATCACACGAATCTGTAACAGGACGTGATGGATATTCCGACTTCTATAAGAAAGATATTACATTAAACATTCTAGGACCTGTTGGTGATATTGTAGGTGAATGGATTATCAAAGGAGCATTTGTAAAAACAGCTACTTTTGGAGATTATGATTGGGGTCAATCAGAAGCAATATCAATTCCAATCACTTTAGCATGTGATTATTGCATTCTCAATTTCTGAGTTCGTTTGTGGTGGTGGTATATCAAATTTAAAATTAATTAAAAACACCAAAGTCACTTTTTATTTTGAAATCTCCTCGTATATTTACAATAAATGAGGAGATTTCTTTATGGAAGAAAAATTAAAATGTTTGCTGTGTGACCATGAAGCAAAAGAAAAAGGACATTAACGAAAATCTACAAGATATAATAGAACAACTTACTAAATATTTATAATAAAATAAACATAAATGTCTCAAATTTTTGGAAAACAAATAAAACCTCCATATTATTTAAGTGGTTCCATGATACTAAGTGGAAGTATATTTGCATTACAATTTATTGGGGACGGAAGTGGATTAACAAACCTTCCAATTCAAAATATCAATACCGCAAGTTTAGTTAATACGAGTAGTTTTAACGCCTTTACATCATCGTACAACACTGGATCATTTACAGGTTCATTTGTTGGAGATGGAAGCGGTTTAATAAATCTTCCGGTAGCTAATATTAATACCGCGAGTCTAGTTAGCACTAGCAGTTTTAACGCTTTTACGTCATCATACAACACATTTACAGGTTCATATTACCAAGATAGTGCTTCGTTTGAATCAACATTTAACAAAACTGACGATTACAATATTTCTAGCTCAGTAAATTATGCTTCTTCTAAAGCATTATCGGATGGGTTAAAACATGCTAGCACATCTAGTTTTGGTATTACGTTAGATGGTTTGGGTGGTGTAATTTCTACAGGTGGTAAGGGATACGTTGTAGCGGCATATGATTGTTCAATTCAGAGATGGGATTTAATTGGTGATGTGTCAGGTTCAATAGTGGTAGATGTTAAAAGAGGTGGAACATCAATTATTGGAGCGGGTAATAAACCAACATTATCTAGTCAAATAATAAATGGTGAGGTTGTATCTGGTTGGACATCAACTAACATAACGCAAGGAGATTTTTTAGAATTTAATGTAGATTCGGCTTCTACATTAACAAGAGTAAATTTATCAATTAGAGTTAATAAAATATAAAACAATATGAAATATACAATTACAGCAACACAAAGTCAAGAAGACATTTTAACAACAACTGTTCAATTTGAATATAAGGATGTTCAAAGAGAAGTTAATGTTTCACATTTTAGACCTAAAACAGAAGAAGATATTGAACTAGGAATAGTTAATAGAATTAATTCTGAAATTATAAAGATTGATGCTATTGAAGTTAAAAATTCAATTGAGGTAGAATTAAATACAGAGAAAACTCTTAATGTATTTACACCTTCAGAAGAATCTAATCCATTTGAAGAATTCACTTCACAAGATTTAGTTCAAAAATTAGCAATTCTTTCTTTAGAATATACTGACATACAAGTTAGAATAACAGAAGCACAAAATGAATTAAGTGAAAATTCAGCTGAATACGATTTGATAATTGCTGAATTGGTTAGTAGACAATCATAAATAAAAGAAGGAAGTTGTGGCAAATAGATTTTGGGTAAATGGTGGTAGTGGACAATGGAATAACACTAATAATTGGTCAGCAACATCTGGTGGAGCTTCAGGAGCTTCTGTTCCTACAAGTGCTGATGATGTATTCTTTGATGGTTTAGGTAACTCTAATTGTACAGTAAATGCAAGTAATACTTGTAGGAGTATCACTTGTTCTGGATATACATCTACATTTTCAGTTACATTTGGTATTCTAGTTGTTACAAATGGTATAGAGTTTTCAAGTGGTATGTCTTTTGCAGGTAATAATTCTATTTCACTATCAGGTGGTTCTTTAAAGACCAATGGTGTAGTACTTAGAAATTTTCAATTTGGTAGTTCAGGAACAATTACGTTATTAGATGATTGTACTGTATCTAATTTGACAATTAATCCTGTTACATCAATGACACTTAATGGATTTGCTATCAATGCTATTGGTGCTTTAACATTTTCAGCAGCAAATCAGAATATCCCAACATTAGGAACAACAGTTTTAAATATCAATGGTACAGGTAATCAAACAATAACTACTAATAATGGTACTTTAGGGTTAGCTGTCAATATCAATAAAGCATCAGGCACTTTAAATATTCCAAATTTTAATGTGGGATATGGTTGTGTTCTTACTTATATTACAGGTACAGTAGTACATACAGGTGCTTTACAAACATTAGGTAGTATAACTTTAAACACTTCGGGAGTATCTTGGAATGGTTGGAATATTGCAAATGCTACAACACATAATATAACTTTTACAAGTACGTTTACAATGACAGGTCAGTTATTATTTAATAATACAGTTGTATCTACAACAAACTTTATAGGAGCAGGTTTCTTTACAAGCTGTGGAAGTATAGCCTATAACAGTCAGAATATTACTACGGTTAATTTAGTAAATGATATAACTACTACAAATTTTAGTACAGCAGGTGATACGTCTGTTAAAACATTAAATAACCATAATATCTTCATAAATGGTAATATGACTATTGGTACAGCAGTAACGGGTACAACAACTCTTAAAATGTCAGGTACGGGTATTTGGAGTGGCGCTGGTAGTTTAGCTATTGATTTAGTTTTTAATACAGCAGGTACAATAACAGTAAGTGGTATTGTAACATTTGGTGGTTCTAATAAAACTATGACATATACCGCAGGTACAATGATAACAACAGGTGGTATTTTAAGATTAGGTACAAATTGTAATTTGAATTTATCAGGTATGATTTGGGATTCTATTATAACATATACCTCTAATCCTGTCTATACTCTTACATCAAATTTAAGAGCAAATAGTTTTGCTACAACAGTCAATGGTAATGTAACTTTTAACGGGAATATATTTTATCTTAATTCTTTAAACTTATCACTAACGGTTACTTCTGTATTTGGTGGTACAACACAATTTATATTAGATGGCACAGGAACATTAACAGGGGGATTTACAACAGGTAGAATCAATTCCCCTCTTGTAATAAACACATCAGGTACAATTACTTTATCTGGTACAATAAATGTAGCTAATCTTACATATAATCAAGGAACATTATTACCAACAACAAGTACAGTAGGTATTTTAGGAACAATTACATCTAATAACACAGGATTAAACTTTAATATTTTACAAATACAAGGTAATAGTAATTTTACAGGAACAAATGGGTGGATAACTAATACTTTAATAAGTGCTACTGGTACACATACATATAAAGCAGGGAATACTTATGTTATAAATAATCTTTTACAATTAATAGGTACAGCTTTAGTTAGAATTACAATGCTTTCTAACACACCAAGTTCAAGAGCTAATTTTAATTTAAATCCTTCTGCTTCTCAAACAGTAGGTTATGTAACTGCTACTGATATAGATTCAAGTGGTGGCCAAACAATATGGGATTGGCAAAGAGTATTGAGTAATACGG